TATGAAGAAACTAGTGATATGATTGATAATTATAATAAAAATGTGAATCGTAATAATTCACTAGACGATATGTATAATGAAATACAAACACCTCTTTTATTAGCAGTATTATATTTTCTATTTCAATTGCCATTTTTTAAAAGATTTTTATTTGGTTATTTTCCTGTTTTATTTTCAAATGATGGCAACTATAATATAAATGGGTTTCTTTTTACTAGTACGTTATTTGGACTATTATTTTATTTATTAAATAAAATTACAAACCATTTTGGTGCTTTTTAGAGTGAGTTATCATTAAATATGACAAATTCTATAGTGTTTAATGAATATATTTAAAGGATTTTTATTAATTACAATTAACTATTATGGAAAATATGAGAGCAAATTATTTAAATACTGTTAAAATGAAGGTGTTTCATTTCGTTAAAACAGATAATATTGTGTTAGATTCTATTTTATCTGTTATTGGGATGACTATTGTTGGTTATATTATTAATTATATTTATGATAATAGATTTGATGAACTTTTAATGAGTTTTTCATATGATAAAATTAAAAATCTTTTTTACAAGAAAAATGTAATTATTTTGGAAGGGAAAAAAAGTTACGTAACAAGTATTTATAATTTTTCTAATTCTACTACATCAACATACAGTGATAGATTTAAGGCATTATGGTATTATATTATTAATAATATTGATAATAACCAAAGTATTTATCAAATTAAAGAAATTCTTTCAAATTATGATTCAAATGTAGTTTACAAAAATACACCAGAACAAAAAATCACAGATATTTTCATGGTTTATCAAGATAAACATTTTCAAATTGATAATAAAATTTATGCGTATACTTCAACAGAAAAAGAAGAAAATAAAGATGAAAAAATGTCCACAAAAACGGATAAAATTACGATTGAAATTTATTCTTATGAATATTCTTTAAGTTATTTAAAAAATTATATAGATAAAATAACAAATAACTATCTTTTAACGATTAAAGATAGCCGAGCAAATAAACAATTTATTTATGTTTTAAATAATGTGATTCTTAATAAAGATAATAGGGATGAAGATATATATTCTTCTTGGAGTGAATATACGTTTGAAAGTACTAGAACTTTTAATAACATTTTTTTTGATGGCAAAAAAGATATAATAAATAAAGTAGATTTTTTTATGAAAAACAAGAACTGGTATTATGATAAAGGTATTCCTTATACATTGGGAATTGGATTACATGGACCGCCTGGTACTGGAAAAACTTCACTTATTAAAGCAATTGCTAATTATACTGGAAGACATATTGTTGTAATACCGTTAAAATTAATTAAAACAAAACAACAATTAGAGCAATTCTTTTTTGAAGATACATATAATTATGACAACCAAAAAAATGATATATCCTTTGATAAAAAAATTATTGTATTTGAGGATATAGATTGTATTGGCGATATCATTTTAGAGAGAAGTAGTAAAGAAAAAGGTATGAAAAACAATAGATATAAAGCTGAAAATAAAAATGTAAAAATAGAAGATGTTTTAAAAGGTATATCTAAAATAAATGAGACTTATGTAGAGAGTTGTTCTATCAATAACTCTGAGCCACAAATCACATTGGATGATATTTTAAATTTATGGGATGGTATTCGTGAAACATCTGGGAGAATTTTAATTATTACTTCTAATCAATATGAAAAATTAGATTCTGCTTTAACAAGACCTGGTAGGATTGATATTACTCATAAATTAGATAATGCAAGCCACCAAACTATATCTGAAATATATTTTCATTTATTTAATAAAAAAATTAATACTAATGATTTGAAAAAAGTTAAGGAATTGTTTTACTCACCTGCTGAATTAATTAATATGTATGTTTCAAATAAATCACCTGATGATTTCACAAAAAGACTTTTATCAAATAAAAAATTATAAATTATAAAATTATTAAGATTTTATTTAGTCCGTTATATTTTGAAAATTATAATTTTATTACATAATAATCTAATGATTAATGATTATGTAATAAAATTAATAGAAAATCTACCAGATGATTTAAAAAATTCCCAAACACCTTTACGTCTTGATTTAGTGTTAGATGGTATTTTTAATGGAAGTTATCTAGTTGGGGCAATGTATTTTTTAAAAGAAATGGAAAAACGTAATTATATTAAAATAGAAAGAATATCTGGTTGTAGTGTCGGTTCAATAGCTGCATTTCTTTATTATATTGATTCATTTGATTTAATGACAAAATTATATGATGTTTTTACAAATAATTTAAAAAAAAATTATAGACTACACGTTTTAAAGGAAATAAAAAAATATTTGTATGAAAAAATCCCAGATGATATTTGTAAAAAAGTAAATGGAAAACTATATATATGTTATAATAATATTAAAAAGGGCAAAAAAAAGGTAAAATCACATTATAAAAATGTGGATGATTTGATAAATACGATTATTAAATCATGTTTTGTTCCTTATTTGATTGATGGAGAAATATTATATGAAAATAAGTATATCGATGGCATAAACCCATATATTTTTGATAAAGAAAAAGATAAAAAAATATTATATTTAGACCTTTTTGGGTATGATAAAATAGGAAACGTAATAAATGTAAAAAATGAAAAAACAAATTATCATCGTGTTCTTTCAGGTTTACTAGATATTCATAGTTTTTATATTAAACAATCTAATACACAAATGTGTAGCTATGTTAATGATTGGTCGGTTACAAATAAAATGTTTAATTATGTTAAAGTAATTTTTGAGAATGTTTTTATTTATATGACATATTTTACAATATATATTAAAACTGTTGTACCTAATGACTTTGAACAAACTATTATATATAAAATATTATCAAAAATATTTCAGGATATTTTTATTGTATTATTAGAAACATATTGTTTATGAGTTTATTTAATTTAGTTTAAATGTTTAATTAAATTAAATGGATAGTTTTGAAGATATTGCTGACTCTTCTTCTTCTTTTTCTTTTGGTAATTTAATCCCATGTGAATTATGTGAAAATAGTTATATATTGTACAGTTTAATAGCATTAATATTAATCGGGGTTTCTTATTTAGCTTATAAATATTATTTAAATAAAAATAGCTCTATAGGTTCAACAAATATTGATTATTTGCAAACTACTGTTGAAAATGAAAATGAAATGCAACAAAATAATGAATAATATAACAAATTAATTAATATAAACTCTTTTTATTTTTTCTACTTTTTTTTCCATAAATATTAAATAAGTTATTAGCTGATTTCTTCTTATTTGTTTTTACTTTTATTTTTTTTATTTTTTTTGTTTTTGTCTTTTTCATCTTTTTAGACATACTTGTAGTTAAATCTGTACTATATTTTTGTTCTGGTTTATAATTCAGAAACCATTCTTCCATTTCCTTTTTATTTTTTGTTTGTTTAAGTTCTTTATATTTGTCTGCTTTATTAGAACGCATTTCTTCTACTGATTCTTGGTGTCCATAACACGTTATACTAAAACGCTGTAATAATCCTTTTTGTTCTAATCTATTTTTTTGTTGTACTTCAAATAAAAATTTTGACATACATAAAATTCTTTCAGAAAATTCATTGTAATAAGGTCTTTCTGCATATAAAAATGCTAAATAAAAATTTAACATAGTATCGATAGTTGCTATTTTAATATTTTGTCCATTAATATTAATAATATTATAGCTATGGCAAGCAATTGGTTTATAAATAAAAACAATCGTGTCTTTACCTATTTTAATTTCATAATGCTCTGAAATTATTTCACCTACTGGTTCGTGTTTAATAATTTTTGTATTATTTATTCCAACATCTTTTAATCGTTCTTTTATTATTTCAGCAGTTGTTTCTGGATTATGAGATATTACATCAAAATCAGCTATTTTTTCTAAACGTTTTTTCAATTTATATGGCATATATTGCGAGTAAAGAGAAATAGCAAAACCTCCAAAAAATACAACACCTTGATTAATTAGTGTATTTTTTACATTTTCATAAATTTCATCTTCATTTTCTCTATTAGACATTTCTCTTTGAAAATCCGTATTATGACAATTTATAGATGTTAATGGATAATGTTTATTAAGAAGTGTAAGACGTTTTAAAACTTTTTCCCATCTGCTTATATCTCCTGCTGGTCTTGATAATTCTAAATACATTGACATTCTTAAAAAATTTGGGGGTG